AACCCGCAGACCCGTGAATCCACCGGCTCCTTGCAGCAGTTCGTGGTGACGGAAGCCGCTACCGCGGTTGCCGGCGCTTACACCGCTGTTAAAATTGCGCCCGCCATCTACACCTCCAGCAACGCGCTGGCGACTGTGGACAGCTTTCCGCAAGCGACCGCTGCGGTCACGTTCCTCGGCTCTGCTTCCACGCAGTACCCGCAGAACCTCGTGTACCACAAGGACGCGATTTCCTTCGCTACCGCCGACCTTCTGCTGCCGCAGGGCGTCGACATGGCCTCCCGTCAGGTCCACAACGGCATCTCCATGCGTGTTGTGCGCCAGTACGACATCAACAACGACCGCCTGCCGTGCCGTATTGACGTGCTGTACGGTTTCAGCGCCATCCGCCCGCCAATGGCCGTGCGGCTCTGGGGCTAACAGGTAGAGATAGGAGAATAAGATCATGGCACTTCCTTCTGTCGGTGGCGGCTATCAGATTGGTGATGGCAACCTCAACGAAGCCGAAATCGTTTCTGTCCCCGCGCCGGCGACGGCCGCGGACAGCGCGACGCTGACGGCCGCGCAGCTTACCAACGGCATCATCATCGGTACGCCGACGACGACCGCCGCTTACACGCTGCCGTTGGCTTCCGATCTGGACGCCTACCTGAACAACTCCAAGGTGGGTTCATCCTTTGACTTCCGCGTCATCAACACGACGACCGCGGGCGTCATCACGGTGACCACCAACACTGGCTGGTCCATCGGCTCCGGCGGTTCGCAGGGTCTTATGACCATTGCGGCCACCGCCGGCACCGTGCGGGCCTTCCGCGCGCGTCGTCTGGGGGATTCTTCCTGGGCGCTGTACGCGATTTCGTGAGCAACACGGCCCCTGCTTCGGCAGGGGCCAACCGCTAAAGGAGGTTTTCTATGCCGAATACCAAACCAGTCGGTGTTGCTTTTGCTGATCCTGAACTCGTTTCTGGCACGACTATTACGGGCGCAGCGATTTCTGGCGGCACTATCTCCGGCGCTGACATTACGGGCGCGACCGTGGCCGTTACCTCTTTGAATTTTGACGTCGCCAAGCCTGCTGCGGCCGGGTCCACCCGCGCCGACGCAACGGCCATGACGGCTTCGTTTAACTGGGTGACGGCTGCTGACGCAACCAAAGGTGTTATCCTCCCCGCGCCTACCGCGGGCCGCGTTATTGCGGTGAAAAATGACGACACCGCTAACGCCGCGCTAAAAGTCTACGCTCCTGGTAGTGCTAAGATTAACAGCGTGGCCGGCACTACAGCGTTCAGCATGGCGGCCAAAACCGCTTGCTTTTTTGTGGCGTACGACACGACGGATTGGTTCTCCATTCCGCTTGTAGCATCTTAACTAGCAGGCGGCCTAATGGCCGCCTGCCCCTTTTTAGGTGAATCATGGCTGTTATCTACCTGACGCATCCCCAGCACGGTACTAAGGTGGCCACTATGGACGCCGAAGCAATTTATGATGAAGAGTGCGGATGGATGCGCTATAATCCCGCCGCGCCGGCGCCTGCGCCGGAAGATGAACCTGTCAACGGGCTGGCCGTCCGACGGCGCCGCCCCCGCGTAATTAAAGAGGACGACAGCGATGGCAACGGCGGGTGATCAAATAAATGGGGCGCTTCGGCTTTTAGGCGTATTAGCAGAAGGCGAAACGCCTTCCGCCGAAACTTCGCAAGACGCCCTTAACGCCCTCAACCAAATGATCGACAGTTGGAACACGGAACGGCTGTCCGTGTTTTCCACGCAGGACCAGGTTGAGACTTGGCCACCCGGCACAATTTCACGCACCTTTGGGCCGACCGGCGATATTGTGGGCGACCGTCCCATTCTTGTTGAAGACAGCACTTATTTCCGCGATCCGGCGTCTGGCATTTCTTACGGCCTTAAGCTGATCAATCAGCAACAGTACAATGGCATCGCGGTCAAGACCGTAACCAGCACATACCCGCAAGTGCTGTGGATCAACATGACGTACCCCAACATTGAAATGTACGTTTACCCGGTGCCGACCAAGGTGCTGGAGTTCCACATCGTGTCGGTCCAACCACTGACGCAACCCGCTAATCTGGCTACAACGCTGGCGTTTCCGCCTGGCTATCTGAGGTGTTTCCGCTATAACTTGGCTTGCGAAATCGCGCCTGAGTTTGGCGTCGAACCCTCTCCGCAGGTCCAGCGTATCGCTATGACCTCTAAGCGTGACCTAAAACGCATTAACAACCCCGACGACATCATGGCGCTGCCATACAGCATCGTTGGCACCCGCCAGCGGTACAACATCTTTGCCGGCAATTATTGAGGTGACATTATGACCACCGTAGCTATCTCTCAGCTTCCTGAAGCCACCACAACTTCCGGAACCGACGTTTACCCGTTGGTGCAAAGCAGCATTACCAAAAAGATCACGTTCACAAATCTGTTTGCCAACGCCACCGGCATTCCAATTATCGCGGGCACAACAGGTACGCTTTCGGTAGCCCGCGGCGGCACTGGGGCTACAGCGGCCACCGGCACAGGTAACGTGGTGTTGGCGACCAACCCCACATTGACAACGCCTACATTTGTGACGCCAACATTAGGTGTCGCTTCAGCAACAACTATAAACAACGTAACTATTACCGCGCCGGGATCAACGTCTACTTTTACGCTTGGCTCAGGCAAAACCTTTACGGTCAACCATTCTTTAACTTTGGCCGGCACCGACGCGACCACCATGACGTTCCCGTCAACAAGCGCTACTATTGCGCGCACCGACGCGGCGCAGACGTTTACCGGAACGCAAACCTTTAGCGGCCCTATCGTCGGCGGCGCGCAATCCTTGTCCGGCGCCGGCGCAGTCAATATCACGCAATTGACCACCAAATTTACTTCTACTGCCACAGGCAACGCTTTGACGTTGGCGGACGGCGTGGAAGGCCAGATTAAGGTAATTGTGTACGTCGCCGAAGCCGCAGGCGGCGACACCGGCATTCTGACGCCTACCAACCTTGGCGCCGGCACAACTATCACGTTTAATGCTGTCGGCGACGCCTGTATTCTTCAGTTCCTTGGCACTGATTGGTGGGCCGTGTCGCTTCGCGGCGCCGTGCTGGCGTAATTTATGAAAACGCCGATCCTTGGGTCCACCTATGTAGCCCGCAGCGTCAACGCTGCGGACAGCCGCATGGTCAACCTCTTTCCAGAACTCGTACCGGAAGGCGGCAAGGAACCGGCGTTTCTTCAACGGGCGCCAGGCTTGCGCCTTCTCGCCACGCTAGGCGCCGGACCGGTCCGCGGTCTGTGGCAGTTTGGCGGGTTTGGGTATGCTGTGTCGGGCAATACCCTCTACAAAATCACAACGGCGTGGACCGCAACGGCGCTGGGCACTATAGCAAACACCGGCCCTGTATCCATGTCAGACAACGGCACCCAACTGTTCGTAGCCGCCAACGGTCCAAGCTACATTTACAACGCCAGCACCAATGTGTTCGCGCAAATCGCAGACCCTGATTTCCCCGGCGCGGTCACTGTTGGATATATCGACGGGTATTTTGTTTTTAACGAACCCAACAGCCAAAAGGTGTGGGTGACGAGCCTGCTCGACGGCGCGGCGATTGACCCATTAGACTTCGCCAGCGCCGAAGGATCGCCCGACGGGCTTGTATCTCTTACAGTCAGCAACCGCGAAATTTGGTTATTCGGCACCAATTCCACCGAAGTTTGGTACGACGCCGGCACCGCGGATTTTCCTCTTCAGCGCATTCAAGGCGCGTCAAACGAACTTGGCTGCACAGCGCCCTATTCCGTTGCTAAAATGGACAACACCGTGTTCTGGCTAGGCGCCGACGCGCGCGGGCGCGGGATGGTGTACCGGGCAAATGGTTACGTCGGGCAGCGCATTTCGACCCACGCGGTTGAATGGCACATCCAACAGTACGGCAATTTGTCCGACGCCATCGGCTACACCTACCAGCAGGACGGCCATTCGTTCTATGTGCTGATCTTCCCGCAGGCCAATACGACGTGGGTTTACGACCTCGCCACGCAAGCCTGGCACGAGCGGGCTGGGTGGGACAACGGCGCGTTTACGCGCCACCGCAGCAATTGCCAGATGGCGTTTAATGACGAAATCGTTGTCGGCGATTACGAGAACGGAAATATTTATGCTTTTGACTTGGATGTGTACGCCGACAATGGTGGCATCCAACGCTGGCTGCGGTCTTGGCGGGCGCTTCCGCCGGGCCAAAATACGCTGCTCCGCACGACGCACCACAGCTTGCAATTGGATTGCGAGACAGGCGTGGGCCTCGCGCAATATCCAGCGTATGACGCGGAAGATTTGATTGCGGAGAACGGCGATCTTTTGATAGCTGAATATGTGCAAAATGACATTACCACCGAAAGCGGCGAAGAGTTGACGACTGAAGCCGGAGACGGGTTTGAATTTATAGCCGACGTGCCCGATTATCCCATTCCGTTTGTGCCGCCAATGTACCTGACCACAACCAGTTACCCGGCGGCCCCCGGCTATAATCCTCAGGTCATGATGCGTTGGTCGGACGACGGCGGCCATACTTGGTCTAACGAACATTGGACCTCTATTGGCCTTATAGGCAATTATGGCAAACGCGCCTTCTGGCGCCGGCTGGGGATGACGCTTAAAATCCGTGACCGCGTGTACGAGGTGTCTGGCACCGACGCGGTAAAAATTGCCATCATGGGCGCTGAACTGCGCGCCAGCCCGACCAATGCCTAGCCCGCCTAACGTCACCAATATCCCGGCGCCGCGCGTCCCTATTATTGACGAGCGCACTGGGTTATTGTCACGCGAATGGTATCGGTTTTTCTTTAACCTGTTTAACCTGACCGGCGCCGGCGACAATTGGACCTCGCTGCAAGACCTTCAGGTTGGACCGCCTAGCGCCACGGACGAACAGTTTGCCGCATCTCGCACTGTCGCGGGGCTGTTGACGGCGCCCGACGGCTCGGCGCAAGAATCGCAGATCGCCGTGTTGCAGAGCCAGGTGCAAGGGCTTTCTCTTACGCCGCCGCTTACGCCGCAGGCGCCTAACCCTGTCTTTGGGGCGTTTTACAGCACCGTAAACCAGCCCGACGGCTCCACCACGACGGCATATCCGCTGGTCTACGACACGATCCAGATAGAGCGGAACGTCGAGTTGCAGGACCGTACGGCGACGTTCACCGCGTCCATCGGCCCCGCCAGCACCACCATGACCGTGACCGCAATCAGCGCCGGGCCGATCTACCCCGGTATGGTCATCACCGGCACGGGCGTCACGGCGGGCACCTACATCGTGTCGCAGTCCACGGGCACCGACGGCAGCACAGGCAATTACATTGTCAGTGCCGCGCAGACGGTAGGGGCCACGACCATTACTGGGACGTGCAAGTCTAAGATCGTAGTGCATGAGGCGGGCACTTACAACGTCCAGTTCAGCATCCAGTTCGTCAACACCGACGCCAGCATACACGACACGGACGTATGGCTGCGGAAGAACGGCACGAACGTGGCCGACACCAACAGCCAGTTCTCGGTGCCTAACCGTCATGGCGTCATAGACGGGCACTTGATTGGGGCGCTAAATCTGTTTGTGGAATTAGCGCCAAACGACTATGTTGAGTTGATGTGGGCGACTACTGACTCGTCTACTACAGTCCAATACATCGGCCCGAAGACCGGGCCTGTTCGTCCGGCAGCGTCGTCTGTCATTGTAACAGTATCTTTGGCCTCCGTGCCGTCGAACCAAGGGGTGTAACATGGCCGTTACCGTAACCGTTCTGATCCCGGCCAAGACCGCCGAAGCCGCGCAAACGACGCAATACACCTCAACCGGCGTGACGACGATCATCGACAAGTTCACGGCGACCAATTACAGCGCCGCAGCCGCGACGCTCAGCGTCAACCTAATTACGGCCGCCGGGTCGCCCAGCAACGACAACCTGATTGTCAAGACCAAGACGTTGCAGGCCGGCGAAACCTACACCTTCCCTGAGATCGTGGGCCAAATACTGGCCCCAAGCGGGTTCATCTCCACGATTGCCGGTACGGCGTCGGCGATCAATATCCGCGCCAGCGGGCGCCAGGTGACGCAGTGACCATAACAATCCGCCGCCCTGAATACGCCGACCTAGGCCGGTACACCGAACTGGCCGTTGAGTTTATTGCGGCGGCGCCGATCAGCAAAC